TCAGCGATTAGCCATTTGTCCTTCAGAGAAGCCTTCAATAACGCCGTCACTGACTTGATTGTAGCCGCCAATTCCGCGGTCAACAGAGGGTTCTGCGCAGTTATTATTTGAGAAGCAGGTATGGATCTGGCACCAGAATTGTCTAGCTTCGGTTTGGCGTCCGGTTTAGCGGAACTGGCGTAGTTATTTCGGTTTATCTCTGGATTTTCACAAGCGTGATTCAGACCGCTCATTTGTGTGGGTGTTCTGTCTGCGATCAACGAAGCTAATAGCGGCTGAGCACAACCGACGTACTCCCCAGAGCGTTTGTTTGCTTCCAATCTAGACAGGTTCAAAAAGATTTCCGCGAAGTTCGCCACACATTGATCTATGAAAACAGAAGCGCGTTCGTCTGTTATTAATGGTGGGTTCACATTTCTACTAAGTAGGGCATGACTCACGTTATAGTACGTTGGCTCTATTCTAGCAGGCTGTTGAGTCATCAACACAGGCGTCAAGTAAGTCTCCGACGTCTTCCCCGCGTCCAGGCTCAGTAGCACGTAATTGATTTTAGAGAATATGCCCCAGTTCACATTCTGAATGTCAGCTGCCATGTCTTTGAACGTGTCGACTGGATCGTAAAGCTCATTCAAGGTCAACTGAACGTCATCTACAGACACATTCCGTGGCCTGCTCCTCGTAAGGGGCACAGCAGGAGTGTGAACTACGATTTCCCACCTGGGAGGACCTACATCTATCATGAACAGCAGGCGCAAGATGTAACCAACTATAAAATGCGCAAAGTTCTGCAATGTAGAGAACTGAGCTGTTCTAATCGTTCGCACGGGCGGCACACAAGGGTCTATCGGGAGGCATCTCATGGTTGCTCTTTCTTTGGCAATGGCGTCGTTGGCAGAAGCTAGACCCTCCGTGAGGGCCGAAGATATGTCGTCACTGATCAATGGTGAGAAGTAAGTGAGATTCTCTTTGTGCCTCGTCATTGCCACCAGCAAGTGCTGTGGACTGGAGTATATCTCGTTTTCGTGTTGGGACAATCTAACAAGCATCACATTCCTGAACGTTTGGCCTTCCGCTTCGTGGACTGTCAGCAAGACAATAGGGTCGTCGACGTGGATAATTGAGGACATAGCTTGCTTCTCAGCCTGCGTGAATACCATAACTAGATTAGGACTATTCACGTCAGCCCCATAGGTCAGCTCAGAGATAGTCGGCATGGACGATATTGCGATTTTCCTTACAAGTATTCTCCCTTCAACGTTACTAGCTATTACTAATTCTGGGTACACCTTACACAAGACCTTGTACATTATTTTTGGCGATCGGTATGTAACGTTTTGCTCGACGTAGTCGTCATATAACATGCCTGAAAATCTATGAGGAAAATCAACCACCCTGCATATCCATTGAATCTGTCTTAGATCTCCATATAGCTTCACTAGCGACACTCCCAACACGAGGCTCGCTAATAGTATCGTTCCAAAGTGAGACATAGTGGCTTCGTCGACGTACAAAGTAGAGTCGGCGTCTACCACGGCCCCATTTAACACGACTGAATCTATAGTTCTGTAATGTTGCTTCGCCTCTGGCCTAATTTTTAAGTACTCATCTCTGGCAGCCTTGGTCGAAGTGACCACCATGTCCTTACCAACTACGGCCGATTTCAGTATACTGTACGTTTTGCCGCAGCCAGCCACTCCGTTGACCATGGTTATCATAATCGCATTGAGTGAAGCCTCTAAATCGGTGTCACGCGCCAATATTAAGTCTACGGCATCGCACACTCTGGAGTCCTGAAGATGCTCCATAGCTTGGCACATAAGTAACACGCCCTTGGCAACGGGCTCCTTGACCCCCTTAGAG